CCTACCTCATTACAAGGATGGCTGTTCGGCTGATCGCTCTTAAGCCTACTCAGGGGCTCAGGTTTGGCATCACTACTATAGCCCCTTATTCGTTAATGAATCCAATAATTAGGCAAAGGCCCATCAGCTTCAATGTAATCCTTATACCCTTTTACCTCAGACTCTGGATACGTAGTATTCTTAGTTATATTATAAAATACTCCATCTAAACAATCCACAACATCACCATTCTCCATTATGACTTTATCTGCCACACTGAAATTAGTATGACATTTGGACATTCTAGCTACGTCAGCTCCAAGATGTACTCTAGTACAGAATGGTTTTCCTCCATCAGCTAAACATTTAACTAGAACATTAGCCATATCTTCTGCTATAGATTCTGGACATTCCAAATTTATCTCATCATATGGAGTAACGCATAGAAGAACAATATCAATTAGATTATTATTCATAATCCAATTAAATAGCTTTATCATTGCCAGCTTAAAAGCCATTGCTCCTCTATTCTGAATCCTATAATTAATAGATTGCTTTTCAGAATCTGATTTTCTTCTGAAATACCTAGTTACCTGCTGGACAGTATCGCAGCCTGGAGCATCGCGCTTCATTTCTCTATAGTATTCCCAATATCCATCCTCTTTAAACTTATCTTGCATTTTGAACATCCACTTTGCATCAAATATGTGTGCTCTATGCTTAGTTATAGGATTCATTAGGATATATCCATTTCGCATTACTGCTTTTCTACAATAGTCCTGGTATTCTGCAATTCCAGAAAAACCTTTCATAAAGTTATCATAAATGTTCTTCGCATCTTTCTTGTCAAACCCACTATTGACGTGTAAAGTATTATCATCGCCTCCATAGAAAATAGCAAATTCAACAGCTTTGGCATTTTGTCTGTGTCCCTTATACTTAGTTTTAACTTCCTCAACAGTTAATTTTCCAAGAAGATCGGGCCAGCACATTTTTGCTACTTCACTATGCATATCTCCTCCAGACTCAAGAATATTAATCATCTTTTGGTCATTAGATACAGAGGCAGTAATAGCACTTTCCTGTCCAGTATAATCACAAGAAACCCATAGATTACCCTTCTCTGAGGTAAAGCACGCTCTAGTCTCCTTATCTCTAGGAAGATTCAACACATTCACTTTGTAAGGACCTCCTCCAGATGATATTCTACTTGTATCAGTTCCTATTACATGCAAGTCTGCATGAACTCTTCCAGTTTTAGGATTTATCGCCTTCAGCCAGTTTTCTCCATAGGTAGAAACCACCTTTGCGGCTTCCTGATACCTCAAATAAATAGGAATAATAGGAAACTTATCCTTTTGAGGCTTAAGCATTTTAGCCTCGACGGACTTCTTTTTCTTCTTAGTCTTTTTATCAAAAGTATCAACTTCAATGCCTAGGACTTCAAACAGTTTGATTACTTGTTTAGAACTACTCCAATTTATAACGCATTGTTGCTTATCATTAAAACCAGAAAACAGGTCTCCTTGCAAATCTATCTTGGTAAATAAACTTGATACCTTCTTCTTATAAGCTTTCAATTTTAAGCTCTGATAAGGCACTTCTAGGTCATCTTTTGGAGAGCGTATATACTTATCCTTTAATAATCTTCTTTCCTCCTCTGCTATATCATCAGGCTTATCATAATCCATTTCTGGATAACGAATATCCCAATCTCCATTCTTAACTCTTTTAGAATCCCACTCTACTACCCAATCATTCAACTCTTGCTCAGATGTTTTGAGTTTAAGTAAATCCTTAGCCATCTTGTTTTTCCATTTAGCAACATCAAGATGAACTCCACAATGCTTAACATAAGCTAAGGATTTAGCAAACTCGCACTCAAACTCTGCAGCCAAAACTAGGTCTTGAAGCTTAAGTTCCTCCATCTGCTTATCTAGAATGTCCTCCAGATACATAACATCTCCAGCAGCATAAACAATTACATCCTCAGTAAGACCATCATTTATGATTTTACCTCGAACTGTTTTATCAATGTCTATATTAAGATACCTCTTAGCCATAGCTTTCAAAGAATAACTAAGCTCGTAATAAGGAAGTTTTCCTGCCTCTTGTATAAACTCATATCCTGGAAGCTCTACTCCAAGTTCATTATACAGCTCGTTAGTTATAATCTTTGGGTATCCTAAATAGATTAGTTGTTCAGCCAACATTATGTCATATATCTTCTTAGGATATATACCTTGAACATACATAAAGCACAAGTCAAACATTAGATTAACTCCAATAACTAGTACTCCAGATTCTAGATAGTCCTTTAGAGATCTTTTTTCACATTCTGCTAGGGTAGTCCAATCGAATACAACTTGGTTATCCCTATTTCCAAGTTGAACAGTTAATAAATCTTTAGTATGAGCATCGAGACCCATAGTCTCAGTATCAAACTGAACCCTTTTCAAAGGCAACAGAAAATCCATTGCCTTCTTAAAGGGAATATGTTGATACTTCTCGGGGCGAAAGAGAGTTTTATTTCTACTTACTAGATAAATCATCGTGACTATAGATTGTTATATTGTTAAGGACAATATCCTCATTATCTATATTCAGTTTTTCGATAACTTTATCTTTAACCAACTCTTGCATTATGTCCTCTGAGAGGTCTCCAACTACTTCAATATCTACCATTGTCCCTAGTTCAACTCCTACTTCTACCTTAACATTTCTTGCTAATGGTTCGTTATAGGGTGCTCTAGGATCGTCAGCTGCTCCTACTGGATAATTATCGAAAGTCCTCATAAGGGTCGTATGACATAGGATCAACTAATTCCCAATCATCTGCATTCATATCTTCCCCATCAAAGGGATAGTATGTACAACTTTGGTCTGAAAAGTCATACATTATGAACTGGTCATGATAAGTAACCCCAGCTTCATATTCTCCCATAAGAACCTTCATTTGGGTAGGTATAGATTTCATCTTCAAGACATCCTGTGCAGGAATTTCTGCAGGAATCTGCATAAATACTACAAGGCTACTTTGAAAGACTCCTCTTCTTACTACTTCTCCTCTACGCAATGCTGGTAAAATTTCCTCGAATTTCATTATAATAAATTTTTAAGTTGATTAGAAAATCTACGTCTTAGTTTAGCTAATGCTCCTTCTTTCATCTGTCGGATTCTTTCTCCTCCAACGCCATACATATCGGCTATAATTTTCGGATTTACTGGAGCCATTCCAATACCGAACAGCATACAGATTAAGTCATGCTCTCTAATAGTCAATTTTGAGAGCAAATTCTCGATTTCCTTAGCTACATAAATCTTATTCACCTGTTCGTCTAAAGGGTCTTCCCCATCAGGTATAACATCACAGACTTGGCTGTTTTCCTCATCTCCTCCTATAAAATCATCCACAGATACTAGCTTGTTAGAAAATTGAGCAAGATAATCAATCTGCTCCCTAGGAATATCAGTCATTTCCGATATTTCTTCCGAACTAGGATTTCTATCGTGAGATTGTAGGAATTTATTAGTTGCATCGAGTATACTAATTACTAGTAATTGCTGAGACATTGGCAAGCGGATTTCCCTAGCCTGCCAATATATAGAGTTATAAATACTTTGTCTAATCCACCATACAGCATATGATAAGAATGTGACACCTCTTTCTGGGTCAAACTTATCAATAGCTTTCATTAATCCTTCATTTCCACTAGAGATTAAATCCATTAAAGGAATACCTCTATTCTGAAATTGCTTGGCGATAGTCACAACAAACCTAAGATTTGATTTTATGACTTGTTCTCTAGCAACATCATCTCCTTTTTGAGCCTCACAAATGAGACGAGTTACCTCAGTACTATCTAAAATCTTATATTTAGATATATCCCTGAGATAACTCGTCAACAGTGAGTCAGAACGGTCTGTGAAAATGATTTTTTTACTCACCTTCTTTTACAACCTGGGCTTCTGAAATTTCATCTTTAGGAGCATTAAGACCAATACGAATAGATAGTACTGATATATATGCTTCCATTGCTTTTAGTTGGGCGACTAGTAAGTCTTTATTAAGGTTGTCAACCTCCTTGAACTTATCCCCTAGGATAAAATCTCTGAGCTTAACAGCACGTTCATTAACTTCGTTAAATTCTCCCAACATTCTTTGAAATACAGCTTGTTCCATTTGATTAATTTTTAATATTTACAAATGAATCTAGACCCGTAGGTTTCAAGGAAGTCCTTTTCTTCCTGTATTATCTCATAAATTCCAACTATTACTAATGACAATACTAATCCTCCAAATATATAGACCAGAATAGTATTAAATATCCAAATATAAAGGTTCATAATTAATATCGTAAGAGTCATCGAGAATAGATACATTGGCGGTCTTTGTCTCGCCTGCATCTAGTAGCCAATGATTTCCTTCGTGGATATGTCCACAAAAAGCATACTTCGGTTTCTTATCTATAATAGCCTTAGCCAAGACCTCATTTCCTGCATTTATGGGAGTAGAACTCCACATACCAGGCGGAATCATACCACAATCATTTAATGCGGGAGCATCATGACTAATCAATATATCGCAATTTCCTGGGATATGTGAATAGATTTCTTCCAGTTTCTCATCAGAATACATGAAAGCCCAATTACCAAATTCATGGCAGGCCGGAGTTCCATAAATTCTATATACCTTTCCTTCATCACTTAGATAGTCTAGATGAGAATTATCAAGAAATTCAGCTTTTCCTTCTGTAGGAAATTTAATCACAGAGTTATTCCAAAGAAAATCCCTATTTTCAAAAACAAAATCATGGTTTCCAGCTGTAAATACTACCTTCTTACACGGCAATGATTTAATCCAATCTGCAAATACAGTCTTCAACCACTTCTCACACTGTGGCTTGTTTCTCTGCATATAAAGAGGAACAATATCTCCACATATTAAAACAAGTTCACATGGCTCTATATAATCAATTAGAAATCCATGTAAATCACTTATTGCACATATTTTCATATCTTATGAGCTAATCCGTAAACATTTTTAGTCCATCTATTCATATGCCCTTTGTTATTTCCAATAAGGCATCCTTTGTTTGAGTCTATCGCGTATACTTTATGAGTAACGCAAGCGCCTCTAACTTTACAAAATACTACATCTCCAACATTACATTCTTGCCACCTTATAGGAGTGACAAGATGCTTTTCATTGCTCTTATACAGAGGGAGCATTGAATTTCCCGGCTCGCTTGTTATAAACGATTCACCAGCCTCCAATCTCTGTATCTTTCTCAGTGTGTTTGGATTCATCAGAATATTTATTTAGTCCTTCTCTAGTCATATTAGGTACTATACTAATATAAACCTTTTCACCATCACGGTCATACGACCATATATGATTGTCTACTACATAGCTTAGAGATTTATCATATCTAGTATAGTCTAGAATAGCTTCCCAAGTAGCCATGCTGCCAGTAATACTATCCTTTTTATGTTTAGTAGCCCAGTTAAATATCCATAATAAATGCCAAGTTCTGAAAAATGTTATACAAATCATCGGGTCCCATTCGTGTCTGGGACTGTCCCATTTATCCTTCCATCCTAATGCATGAAATCCTATATCTATCACCGGACTATAGTAGTCTCTTCTTATGGGAAGTCCAAATGTCCAAAAGTTCTTTCTAAATAGAAAGTGGGCCTTGGGGCGTTTAAAGTATTTTCTGGCTTTCCACCAGTGATACCATGGATTACGATACTCGTTCCAGCCAGGAGAAAGGAAAGGAATTTTACTATGAAAAAAGTACGACAGCTTGTAACGCAAACTGCCATACTTTTTACTAGTTAAGTACTCTTTAACATTCATATCCTTGTTTTACTAGCTCTTTCTCCATTTCGTCTAAAATATCATCAATGACATAGTCAGTTAGACAATCAGAGTCAGGAAAGCCTAAGTTCCGCAGATGATAATCTATGTTATCTCCCGCTTCATTAAGTATCATCCAGCCTTCAACTTCTCCCTCTTCATCTTCCTTAAGTGTTTTCACCACTTGGTCGATTAACTTAGGGATATTCACATCGTAGTTCTTAACTACCTCTACATTATAACTTATTATCATGCTTCGTCTTCAATATTAGTTTCACCTTTGTCAAGTTCCTTTCCTTCCTTATCTAGGAATTTAAAACATTTAAGCTTAAATGCCTCAGATTTCATATTCTCAATCTTAATAACTATTCCCTCATGAGGTACTTTGTTATCGCAAGATGGCGAAGTTCGCTCCATATAGAATCTAGCGTCGTTAGCTAATTTCTCCATGAAATTTTCGTTCCAGTGCTCAGCTTCGTTAAGTTCTGGATATAAGCTATTGGCAGTACCATAATACCACTCTTCTACTGGGATAAGACCTACCTTAGCGCACCATTGTTGAACTTCCCTAGCACTAAATTCGTGAACTACACCGTCAACATTAGTTAATGTTACACGATATATTCGCACTTTAAAGTGCTTTTCGTGAGTATACTGTTCTCCTTCTTTAGGAGGCATACAGCCATAGTCATAATTCTTTTGGATATAGCCACCATTAGGTAAGAAACCAACGATTTCATAATATGCAGTCATACCTTTAGACAAGCAAGGTTTAACTATTTTATCAGCTTCCGCCCAAACGTCACACCCGTAGAATCCAGGAGTAACATTCTTATTATAGAACTGATTCTTTATTACCGTTCTAGAAGCATACAAATAGTCATACTTATTGAACTCTTCTCCAGTAAGCCATTTAGCGATTTTCTGTTTCCAGTTCAGATCTTGTTTACAAAGCACATAAGCTGATATACCAGAAGTTCCGTGAATTTTCTCAGTAATACTGATTAAATCATTTGGATGAATTACATTAGGACATTTCTTAATAAGAGTTGTGTCGTAGTGGAATCTAAATTGTTCATCAATGACCTTGCTGATTCCTTTGACTTTCTTCGTTTGGTTGTTACGTGGAGTTCCCCCTTGTCCCTGTTGTCTCTTGGGAATGTACTTTTTGTTAATCCAAAATTCTTTGCCTTCATGTTCTACAATATCAAATTCAATACCTTCTTCAACTTCAATCTCCTTATTAGTCACAGACATTATATAGTTCTGAAACTGGACTACTGGAAGAATAAAACCTTCAGA